ATTTTTCTGGCGCACGCAATAGGGAAGTAAAAAAATTGGCAAGGTATTTTATTATAAATTTATAATAAGTTAATAATAAATTCATGCCAATTTTTAGTACCTTTTCTATTATAAAAATGCCATTTTTTCAGGGGTAGTTTATAATAAATATGCCAATTTTTCGGTTCCAACTTTTTCGTATGTGAAAATTTGAAAATCACGCTCAAAAATTTCCATCATCACAGTATAACGCACCTCCATACACATTTATCTCAGGGTAAAACCCATGAATTTATCAGGGTTTAGCTACTATGAATATCCAGTACCCAGGTGTATACAAAACTGTATATTTATACACTGGCTGCTATGGCATATCCACATACATATATTATACATATACTATATATAATCTTGCTGTAAAAATTTTTAAGGAATAATATAAAAAGTCCTTGCTTTTTCTATGTAGGTGTGTTATAGTGTATTTACAGTCAAGAAAGGCCATAAACTACTAATAATGGCACAAGACAACATATTATTATATAATATTGTTTAGGAGGTTATTATGAAAACTAAAACCATGGTAGGCACAAGCATTATCATTTATACCAATAAGAAAACCGGTATTTCTTATGATCTTGTTTGTACTGAAACAGACCTTAATGATGTACTTCGGTATAAGTTAGTCAGTCGAGATGATGACCATACACAAATTGCTGTTACTAAATCCACTTTTAAGCGTTGGTTCAAAAAAGACCTGTGTATTGATCTAAATAAGGATAAGAAACTGTATCGTAAGAGAAACCCTTCCCGAAAGTTTGCTAACTGTATTGCAGAGGTAGAGGAGAACTGTTTCTTTTCATTCTATCCCCGTCCTAATATGTCTTATAGTGTACTTAAACCCGATGAAGTTGAGACCCATTTCCCTAATCTCACTATTAATCGTAAAGAGGCAAAGGTTTATTCTGATTTATTCCCTAAGGGTCGTCGGGCGTATGTTAGTAGAAAGACAGGGAATGTAGGTATCCGGCACAAGGGTGTTTTGTATGAGCTGGATGGGTTTAAGGCATACGTTTAATCATTATAGTTACTGTGATTAATATAGTGGGGTTATATGGCTTTCTTATTTGAAGTGTACAAAGGTAAAAAGTGTTATATGTCAACAACATATAAAGAATGTGCCTATAAGCGAGATATTAGGGCTTCATTACGAAAAGCAGGATATACTATTAAAGTAAATGGTAAGGTATTTACAGAAAGGAAAAAACATGAAAACAAATGATTGTATTGTAAACTATATTCCAGAGACTATGCTACATAAGTACATAGGTCATATTAAGGTTCTTAGTGCTACTCTATTTTGTGTAGTTATAGCGTTGTTAATTGCCTTGGGTGTATCCTATAATCAGAGCAAGGTAATTAGCCAGCAGCAGGAGGCCCCAGCAGTCCACCAGGAGGATGATTTAACCGGTGCCCATGTAAATACTACCCCCTATACCACTTGGCAAGACTGGGACGAATCTACGGCCCCTAAAGTAGAGTATATGAATTAAGGAGGATGTATTATGGCTGCGGTAGAGTGTAAATCCTAAAGAGTATTTTCAAAAGGAGATAAAAATGACACGAGAAGAAGCGATTGATACCTTGAAAAATGGGCTTTGGTGGGACAGAAAACAGTTGGACGAAGCGATTGATATAGCTGTTTCCGCCCTCCGTCCTGTCAGCCGGGAGCGGGTGAAGAAGGTGTGGATGGGCGAATGGGAATTTGAACAGAGTGAGTTTACGGATGCGAAATACGGAAGTATAAGGTGCTCAAGATGCAAGAAAATTGATGCACATGGAGATGATAGAGTATTAAAGAATTACAGAAAATATAACCATTTTTGTCCGAAATGTGGTGCTCCCATGACGAACGAGGCTGTGCAGATGGTGATGGAGAGATTGGAGGCGTTGAAAGATGACAAAGAATGAATTTATAGCCTTAATTGGGCAAGACATAGTTGTAGACTACTCATTTGGGCGAGAACTCCAACGCTGGAGTATGAAAAACTTTTATATCGACGAAAACGGTGAAGTAAAGCATAATCGTCTTCCGCTTATTATGGATGTTTTTATCGCTAACGCAAGCAATCCCCACAAAGGGAAAGCCACGCATGGATAAGGAGATGTTGAAAGATGGCAAGGGCGATTGAGAAGGGTGCAACGTACCTTGATAAGCTGAGCCACAAATTTTACGATGAGCCGAAAGGAGACTGTAATGAAAGATGAAGCCGCCATCTCCGCCCTCCGCCCCATCAGCCGGGAGTGCGGGAACAAGGCTGCAAAGAAGATCGTGCAGGAGGTACTGAAAAATGATTAAAGCGGAAGAATTAGCTAAGAAGATGCGAAAACAGCGTTGCCACCACTGCAAGGATGGGAGAAGCTTTGATGGACAATTTATTTTTTGCGGGAATAAAGGCCTCTTTTCCCTACATTTTTGTCCGGGATGCGGAGCGCCGCTTACTGAAAACGGGGAAGAAATTTTGGTGAGGAGATTGAATGAGGCGCTGAAAGATGGCTGATATTTGCGACAGTTGTGCTTTCGAGGATGCTTGCCCAAGTGCTCACTTTAACATAACCGAAGCAAGTAAATGTGCATTTTATAAAAGCATTCGGAGGGATAAACCAGACGGGACGTGGTGGAAGGAGACGCTGAAAGATGAATGATATCAATCAAGACATAACCCGCATGATCGTTGAGATGAGGGAGCTTGGAAAGTTGCCCGCACCGTGCAAAGGTGGAAGCCACAATAACCTGTTAAGATATAACAAGCTGCGGGACCGGATTCTTGATAAATTCTTGTCCGCATTTGATGAGGGATATAGGTTGAAAAATTCCAACCGCCCGCCGGAGGGAGAGAAGAACAATGGATGAATATATTACACCGAATTATAAAACTATTGGAACTGTTGAGCAAAGAAAAATCAGAGAACTTTATACATCTTCCTTGCTAAACGCATTTACTCAACAAGACTATCTTGATGCTATTGCCCTGATAGGCAGGGTTATAGATAGATTGGAGAAGTTGGAAAAATGAGTTTAATCTATATTAAAAATACTATTGAAATATTAAATAATATTTTGGAAAGTGATACTTTTCCTCTTATGTCAGGGTATTATACTGTAATTAAAAAACATGATCTTAGGTCTGTAATAAGTTTACTTTCTGATCTCCAAACTGAAAATGAAAAGTTGCAGAAAATGTACCAGGAAGAAAAAGTAATTTGCCATGAAACCCAACTTGAGTTGGAGCGGATGAAGAAAATAATGAGAGAGAGAATGGAATTATGGTTATCCCATCAGAATATCCCGGCAGCACAGAAAAGTGGAATATTCAGAAGCCACGCGATAAGAAGGAGGAATTGTAAAATGAATAAATGCAGCCTGTTTGATATGACCTTTTCAGAAATCATTGAGGATATTTTTGGGGTTTCATTTGATCGCCTGTGGGAACTGGCCTTGGCGGACAGAGAGAGGCGATGCGTGGTGATGCCGTGCCAACCTGGGTATAAAATTTCATACAAGAGCAGCACAGGATTTTGGTGCAATGCGGTTATTAAGGATTACACGCCTGAAAATATATTTATCACGGCGGAGACTGAAATACCGAATGCAGAGCCATTAAGCCATACATTCTCGATTTTGGAAATTGAGTCCGCACTACGGAGGGAAAAGGAATGAAGGAGTACATCGAGAGGGCACATCTCTTAAAAATTCTTGGGTATGATGATTGCGATCTGCGGCACTCGTATGGATAAGGAGAATAAACATAAAGTCAGATGTGCAAAATGTGGAAAAATAAAAGAAATGGTATGTACAGTGGACGGGAAACCGTGGTGTGAAGATTGTTTTGATAAAGCAATGGAAAGCGGGACCAAACATGAAACTAATTGATGTTGATGAACTGAAAAGACAAGTAAAAGGACTACCCATAATGAGTAATTGGGGAGAAGCATTCATACCACGGCTTATAGACGAGCAGCGAATCATTGACCCCGTCCATGTCGCTGGCGGGTGCTATTGCCGAGAGTGTAAATATTTCATCGAAGCATCGGATTGGCCTATCCCTATTGGCGGTAGGAATACGCAATGTATAAAAGTTCAATCGACAAGAAAGCCTGATGATTTTTGCAGTGAAGGAAAGAAAAAGGAACCGGATTAAAATATAGAAAGTAAAAGAGAGGAATTTATGGATTATTACATAAGCAAGTGTGCAAACTGCGGACAAATAAAAGACATACTTTGCACAATAAATGGTGAACCATGTTGCGAAGACTGTTTTAACAATGTGCTATTACAAGGCATGTATGATAATTTTAAGGAGGAAATTATGAAGAAAGAAACCCCTAAGATTTGCGAAGTTATTGGAGTTAAGGTTAATCAAATTTTTAAGTTTTCAGACCTTATATTTGATGACCCAAAAGAGTATTTTATTAACGAAAATGGAGAAATTAAAAGTGTAAATGGAGAAGAAGTAACCTGTAAAGAAGTTTGCCGTATTGTTAATAACCATGATTATATTACAAGGTGTGATGAATTACTTTTTACTGACCAGGAACGGAATCTTATGAAACTTTTTCAAGATGCTTGCGTTGACACAGTATATATTAAAAGAGAAAAATATGGGGGATTAAGCTGGTATAGTTCTAATTCTACTAATTTAGAGAATCACCTTTTACCTTTTAGACTATTCAAAACTCTCCCTAATAACACTACAATTTGTGTAAAAGATTATATTTAATATAAGGAGTGTTGTATTATGAAATTTCGTAAAAGTGATTTAACTGTCGAAGATTTTGAAAGAGGAAGAAAGAAATCTGAGCTTAAACAAGCCTTAGACGAGTTTATTGCTATGGAATCTGATGTTGTAGTAATAGACCCTAAAGAAAATGGTTATTCAAGTGCAGAATCTTGTCGTTCTTCTTTACGCAATGCCATTAAACGGTATGGGTATACAAGTATTAAAACGTCCTCTATTAATTCCTTAGTGTATATGTATAAACGAAACCTATAACACTATATATTGTGATTGCAATTAGTCTTATAATATGATATAGTATAGTAAACTAACTAAAGGAGGAGCTATATGAGAACAAAAGAACGGGATATACCCTATTGCGGTGTTAGATATAAGGTTATTAAAAAGGCTAACCCTGTACTTAATGAACAAAATACCGCTCATTTAATGCAGTTTATTATGGACCGGTATTGGATTTACTATGCTAAGGATGTACTAAAACTACCTGCACCATGGATAAAAGACCCAATTTTAAGTACATATAAGTTCACAAATATATTTAGAGAGAATGATAGGGTGTCTAAGGCACTTATTAAGAATGTATCTAAAAATAAAGGATTGTCCCTTGAGGATAAAGTAGCTAATACTTTCTTGTTTAGATCATGGAATAATCCCTACACATTTACAGACTTTGGTGGTCCTTGGTCTGCGGAAGATATCTATAATGGACTTAAACTAAAGGAAACTGTTAGACCACTGTATAAAGCTATTATAGACGTTGACCCAGATAGAAAATGGTTTTCTGCTGCATATAATCAAGGTAGTACAAAATCTATGTGGAAGTACCCAGATGGTAAAACCCATGCAAATAATGATAAGGGTGCTGAATCCGATATACCTTTGAGAATTTTTCATATTGGTCCTTGGCTAAAAAAGAATAATGTGTATGAACGGGTTATGAATGCACAGAGCCAAAAAGAAGTATATGATATTATACAAGAGCTTCCCAGTTTTGCATATTTTCTATCTTATCAAGTATTTGTTGATCTAACATATATTAAGGACTTTCCTTTTTCTGAAAATGAATTTACCATTGCTGGTCCCGGATGTAAGCGTGGTTTAAGCTATGTTTTTGAGGACACTGATGGTATGACACCCGAAGAGTGTTTGTTCTGGCTTAGAGATAACATGAATGAGATGTTTAATGGCCTAAGCTATGGTGACTGTTTGCCAGAAGGGTATGAATGGAATCCTGAACAATTATTTAAGGACCGTGCCGTTTATGATAGATACATTAATGTTATGTCTTTAGAAAATTGTTTTTGTGAACTTTCTAAGTATATGAGAGCTTATAATAAAACCGGTAGACCGAAGGTTAAGTATAAACCTACGAAAGTACCTAAAAGCTATAATTTATTTGAGGGGTAAGCGTATGTTTGAATATAAATACCATAACTTAGATGATTTTGACGAATCTACAAAACATATTTTGCAAAGCAGCAATTATTTTTCTTGGGTTCTTGGTAATTTAATGGAAATGGGGATGCCAGCTAATTTACGTGGGTTCTTTTATCTTAGAACTGCTGTGGCTCTGGTTTTATCTGACCCTACATATATGAAAAGTATCACAGGGCGTTTATATAATGATACTGGTAAACTTGAGGGAACAACCGGTAGCCGTGTAGAACGAGCGATAAGGCATGCTATCGACATCACTTTTGAAAAAGGTAATAGTGATGTTCTCTATATTATGTTTAGGAATAGTGTCAACCCTGATACAGGCAGACCTTCTAACGGTTCTTTTATTTCTGCCTTATCAGAGAAGATTAGGATTGACCTTATGAAAGGGGAGCTAACTCTTGACCAGTAATCGTATACATAATGATGATTTTTATATGGTTATAGCAGATGACTATGCGGAGTTTTACAGTGGGTGTCAAAAAGTAAAAGTTGGTTGTTGTATTGTAAAAAATAATCATATAATTGGACTTGGTGCAAATCGTAGTATGCCTAATATCTGTTCTCGTGAGGGGTGTCTTAGAGTTGCATTGTATGGAAATGACGATAAGACACATAGAGACCCGTCTGACTGTCGTGCAGTCCACAGTGAAATAGACGCATTAGCAGATTGCGCTTCCTCTACGGAGAGCACAGAAGGGGCTACGGTGTATGTCACCAGATACCCATGTGAGGCTTGTGCCCGCGCTCTGGTGTCTGCTAAAGTGAGTAGGGTGGTATATGGCCGTAAACAAGAAATATCTCTCCAGACACAAAATATTTTTAATCAAGCAGGGTGTAGTGTATACCATGCTAAAAATTGGAATAAACCTGATAAAACAAACTAAATGGAGGTAGTATGTATGGCAATACTAACTTGTAAACAAAAAGAGGTACTAAAAAAAGCTCGTAAAGTATACGGTCCTAACAATCAAATCTTAGTATCTATGGAAGAACTTTGTGAACTTGCCACTGTTTGTTCAAAGTATCCCAGATATGAAGATAAAAAGCAAGCTCGTAAAGAGTTGCAGCAGGGTGTGTTAGATGAACTTGCAGATGTTACTATCATAATGGACCATATAAAAGCAATCTTTGGTGTGTCAAATAGTGACTTAAAGAAAAGAGTTACTAAAAAGGTAGACAGATTAGAGCGTTGGTTAAACCATTCTGATAGTCCAAATTATACTTTAATGGATAGAGGTGTTGATAATGATACTACCTATTCTTGTGATAATGGCTCCTGTTGTTTTGATGATACTGATTATCCTACTAATGATGAATGCTGTGTACAATCATTAAGTGTTCCTCCTATGAATGATAAAGTAAAAGAATTGTATGACCTTGTACTGAAAGAACTAAAAAACGGTAAAGTATCTTTGAATGATATCAAGGAGTGATTATATTGACATTAACAGAATTTGAAACCCTTATTGGGCAAGGTTCGTATGTTAGATGCCAAGATAAAAAGCGTGTAGATTCTGCGATTGTCAATATAAAACTTGCACGGTCTCATATAAAAGCAGGTGGGCAGATTGGATGGTGGGTTAGGTCTGGGTATATCGTTGTTGATATAGATGAAGGTAAAAAACAGGCCCTAAAAGTTGTAAAAGAAACAGGACTAAAAACTCTAATGTGTAAAACCCCGCACGGGCTTCATCTATATTTTAAGACGGACCGGGAATTTCCACAACGAGTAGGAATGGTTTTACCCTGCGGATTAAAATGTGATTTTAGGTGTGCTAATAAAGGATATGTATTATTGCCTTTTAATGCCGAAGGAAGATCATTTAATAAGGATTGGGAAGGTATAGCAGAATTACCTTTAGAATGGACCCCTATGCTAAGTCGAAAAGAAAGCCTCTTAGGCTTAAAAGACGGTGATGGAAGAAATTCTACTTTATTTTCTCACCTTATGGCGTATAAAAACCGTGGCGCAGATGATGAACAAATACTTAATATAGCTAATGTCATAAATAAGTATGTTTTTAATGACCCTATGACCCAGGAAGAGCTTGAAAAGATAGTCGATAATACTAAAAAATATCAAGCAAGAGATACCGGGGATAACCCGTATCTTATCTATGATGCCAAAGGAAAAGCCATTTCTATTAATGCTCGTGCAATATGTGATTACTTTGTGAATCGTGGTGATACTTTTGTATTAGGTGGTGAGTGCTACCAATATAAGGATGGGGTATACGTAGAAGCATCAAGCTCTATAAGGAATACAATTAGGGAAATGATTATGATAGATTATTTCATAAACCAAGGAAGGATAATGGAAATCTACCGATTAATCATTGACGATATAAGGTTACAAAAAACAACAAATGAAATTAATTGTTATAAGAACTTGATAAATTTTAAGAACGGGGTATATAATATAGATACCGGTGAAATAATACCCCATGATAGCAAGTATCTACAAACTATACAAATACCCCATGAGATAGGAAACTATGTTCCTTTTACTGATACAAGGTTGTATAAGTTTTTTCAAAAAACAAAACTGCTAAAAGAAGACATAAAAATGATTTTATCATATATGGCCTATTGTTTAACTTTAGACTATGGACTAAAAACATTTATGATTCTTTGTGGGCAGTCTAATACCGGTAAATCAGTTCTATTACGGTTTATTGAAACTATGGTAGGCAGACAAAATACATCGGCTTTAAGTATGCACGAATTAAGCCATAGATTCTACCCATCACAGTTATATGGTAGGCTGCTGAATTCTTGTGGTGATAATGGGTCTTTACCTTTATCCTCTATTGAGAACTTAAAAAAGATTACTGGTGGAGATCAGATCATGCACGAGAAGAAAGGAAAAGAACCGTTTTTCTTTGTACCGTTTGCAAAGCTAATCTTTTCCTTTAATCAGCTGCCATTACAGTTAGAAGAAAAGTCTAACGCTTTCTATAAGCGAATGCGGATACTATACATGAATAATGAGTTATTTCTTAACAATATGTATGTAGACGATTTGTGCAGTAATGAGAGCATAGAGGAGGTAATACCTTATCTATTAAGCTTATTACCTGTTAGTGATATCCCACGTACAAGAATGAGTAATCGTATGGTAGAAGGTTTACGGCAAGATTCCGATAGTATACACGCATTTATTAAAAAGAAGTGTGTGGTTGATTCTCAGTATTCAATATCTAAGGATAGACTATATGAAGCCTATACCCAATTTTGTATTGATTTTGGAAGAGAAAGTCATAAAAAACATGGGTTTATTAGGAATATGCGTTCTTTAGGGTTTAAGGAAACCAGAGCGCCTAAAACTCGTGAGGCACAATGGGCAGGTTTAACTCTAAAAAGTACATTAAGAAAACCTGTAAAAGATAGGTGATCTATAATGAAAAGGCAACAAACATTAAATGAAGAAAAAGGAAAGCATATTAGTGACTTAGAAGCCTTTTTATCAGTAGCAAGAAAACTTATTATAGACAGAATAGAAGAAAACCCAAAGGCAGGAATAATACTTGCAAAAGGGAATAAGAATGAACGGAAAGTACGCTATTCCGATGCTTTAAGATATGCAGATAGTTTAGAATCCTTTTTAGGTACACGCGGTATGTTTTCCATAGGGGTATGCCAGACTTGTAAATACTTAGATAGAAAACCAATACCGGATAGCTATTACGGAAAATGTAAAATCCATAAAATTACGGTACATGAGTATGAAAGCTGCTTAGAGCATAGTAAAGAAGGTGGAGGTTATGGGGTATAAATATGCTACAATAGATATTGAGACAACCGGGTTAAATAGGTATAAAGACACTATAACTTGGATTGGTATTGGTCTATCTAAGGGTATAGGCAGTAATGTTGCAATAAAAACATTTAATATCAATGATTATAGCCGTAAAAAAGAGTGCATTAAAATACTAAAAGACTTAAAAGAATCTGATACAAAAATAGTATGGCAAAATGGTAAATTTGATACTTTGTTTATAGAATATCATTTTGGCATTAAATTACCCATAAATGAAGATGTTATGCTATTGGGTACTGCTTATGACTTGGCAGAGAAGCACGGACTAAAATATATGGCCCAAAAGTATTTAGGTGTAGACGATTGGGATATCTCTAAGAAGGAAAAGACTTCTGATACATCCGATAAAGTTAGACCATATTTGCGTAAAGACGTTTTATACACATGGGAGTTATTTTGTTGGTTTAATGAAAATTTGACTGAACAACAATGGAAGGTGTATAAGCATATTTTACGGCCAGCGTATAGAATGTATAGAGATGTAGAAAGAAATGGCATCTATGTTGATATACCTGCTTTACACTCTGTAAAAAAGAAATATAAAGATTTAGAAGCGGAAGCAGATAAACGCTTAAAAGAAAGATATGATATTAACTGGAATAGTTCTGGTCAAGTAGCCGAAGTATTATTTAATAAAGAAGGTTTACCTGTTATTAAGAAAAGTGAAAAAACCGGTAAACCATCAACGGATGCAAGTGTATTAAAAAAGCTCGCTGCAAAAGGGTATGATCTTCCTAAAATGATATTAGATTATAAAGCTGCTAATACACTTAATAAAATGTTCCTTAATAGATGGGAGGATGATCTTGGTACAGATAAACGAATTCACCCAAGTTTTAATTTAACAAACGTAGTTTCAGGAAGAACGAGTTGCCTTGTTGGTAGCACTCCGGTTATGGTGCCAGGTGGGTATAAGCCTATTAAAGACATTGTTGCCGGTGATTTAGTTTATTCTTTCAATGATGAATTAGAGCCTGTACTATGTGAAGTGTCTTGGAGTGGGTGCACTGGATATAGAGATGATATTGTTAGGGTATGGTATAAAACCCAAGGAAATAGAAATACAAAGTATATTGATGTTACATCAGATCATTTAATAAGACTTATAGATGGAAGTTATAAAAGGGCTGATAGCCTTATACCAAAACAAGGAAAAAAGCCTGGGGACCATGTTCTTGCAATAGAACGCGGGTTAAAAAATAGAATGGATTATTATGGAATAGAGTATGATGGTAGAAAAAGTAGCCTAAAAAATAATCATGTAATAACTAAAATTGAGCATCTTAATATTAGTGTGCCTGTATACGATATAACAGTACCAAAAACAAATTGTTTTATTGCTAATGGTATTTGCGTTCATAATTGCCAAAACCCAAATTTACAACAAGTACCAAGGACAAAAGATGTAAGGGCTATTTATAAAGCACCACCTGGAAGATTGTTTTTTGAGGCAGATTATTCACAACTTGAACTTCGTATTGCTGCTGACTATTCTAATGACCAAACCATGCTAAAGATATATAATGAAGGTGGAGATATCCACACTACAACAGCAAAATTAATGACCAATGGCCGTGAACCAACGAAAGAAGAACGTGGAAAGGCCAAGGCGGTAAGTGGAATAATTAGCCGCCTCTAAACCCTCTCAAAACGGTTAGGACTGAGATGTTGAGACCGTGCCAAGTATAGGGCTTGTGTGTATCGACTTATTATAAGTAGACTGGTGAAAACCAAATCAAACTAACTTATATATACGGAGGGACCTAAGTGATGGGTAAACTTGTATCTAAAGATTCAATACCAGGTAAATTTTCTCCTAAAAACCCTAAAGAGTGTATAATATGTGGAAAAATGTTTATAGGGGCTTCTTCTAATGCAAAGACGTGTAGCCCTGAATGCTCTATTGCATTAAGTCAACAAAGGCAAAGAGAGCGATTCCATAAAAAGTATAAAAGAAAAGGCTACAATCAAAAAGGGGAAAATAACAATATATTTAAGAAAAATCCAGATAAAGAAACAAGAAAAAACTGGGTTTATTCTAAATATAGGAAAGATTATTGTGAATACTGCGGTAATAAAAAATTAGATACTAAATTAACATTTGTAGTCCATCACAAGGATGGGGACCCTATAAATAACCATCCTTCTAACTTAGTTACATTATGCCATAGATGCCATAAACTTGTGCATAATAAGACTATTAGTTTAGGTAAGGTATAGTCAGTACCGGAAATAATAGGAATTTCTGGGTAATACGGAATTTTGGATTCCTTTATGGTATGGCGGCAAAGAAGTTTGTCGAATATGCTTATAATAATTACGGGGTAATATTTTCATTAAGTGAAGCAAATCAATTTAGGCAAAAGTTTTTTGCCAAATATACTCGCTTATTACCATGGCACCATGAGCAAGAACTAATTTGTGAATCTTTGGGTGGTGTATACAATAAGTTTGGTAGGTTTAGGAAGCTACCGCTAATTTATTCTGCTAATAAATGGGAAAGGGCTTCTGCTGCCAGAAGGGCTATAAATACACCTGTCCAGGGCACAGGGTCTGATTTACTGCTATCCGCTGCTTTTCAGATTCATAAAGAATTAAGAAAAGAGGGCTTAAAGATAGTAGGTACTGTGCATGATTCTATATTAGGTGAGTTTCCCGAAGAGTGCAAGGATTGGATTGTGCCAGAAATAAGGAGAATTATGCTACATCCTAAGACATTAGACTATTTTGGTATAACCCTAAAAGTACCTTTAGATTGTGACATAGGTGTTGGTCCATGGGGTACACATTAAATACCAATATATGGTATAAGTTTTTTATAAAAATTTATAAAAAGGTATTGCATTTACTATAAAAGTGTGTTATAGTATAGTCATCTTATAAAGGAGGCGAAAACTATGAGCCTAAAGACCCTAAAGAAGGGCGACAAAGTAATTTTGCATTTGTTTACTGGCATTGGGATTGCCCAAAAGGAGATTACCGAAGCCAATAAAAAGACTATAACTGTCGAGACTGCTAAAGGAGATATCGTTTTTGACCGTGTCTCCGGTAAGCAGATTAGCCCTAAGCCCAAGAAAGAAAGATTCGCTAATTTTATTACCCCCGATACTGGTGACTTTACACCTCCCAGAAAGAAAAAGTCTGTGAATAAGACCGATTCTACTAAGAAAGTAAAAAAGGTCATCACTAAAAAGCGTGCTTTTAATGAAGATGAATATGAAGATGGGAACTAAATCCCATATAAGGGCTAATTAATAGCCCTATGGTCCCTTAGCTCAGTTGGTAAGAGCTCCCGGCTCATAACCGGATGGCCCTGGGTTCAAGTCCCAGAGGGACCACCATGGTCTGTTAGTCAAGTGGTTAAGACACCGTCCCTTCAAGGCGGTAGCATGGGTTCAATTCCCATACAGACCACCATATAGGGGTATCGCCAAGCGGTTAAGGCACCGGCCTTTGACGCCGGTAACATTGGTTCAAATCCAATTACCCCTGCCATTTGTGGAAATGACGGAATTGGTAGACGTGCAAGATTTAGGTTCTTGTGCTGCAATGCGTATGGGTTCAAGTCCCATTTTCCACACCAAGGGCCATAGGCCCATAGTCTTAGGTGCTGCTTTCATTTTCCTTTCTCAGTATCTTCGACACATAACCCCCTTAACCCTGCTTTATCTATTATGTACTGGCTCCTATGTACTGTCTTTAATATCTTTCATGTCTCATTCATATAGATAAAGTAGGGTCATCCACGACAAGGCAAGGCTTCATACGGTTCAAGTCCGTAGTCGTGGCAGTATCGACAGGAGATAAACTGTATTTATAAACTATATTATTTTATCTATCCAAACCTTTCCTCCAGGGTTTCTTGCGGGTTGCATACAACGAATAATTGTGTTTCAAATCAGTAAAATACAGTTTATCCCTTAAACGATAGCACAAATTGTAATTATCTTGTTACTTATGTTACTTGAGAAGGGGCCCCTATAATTTGTGCTATTGTTTAAGGAGGATATGATATGAATATAAGCTATTCACGAGTTCAATCCTATTTAAGGTGTCCGTACTCTCATTTTTTAGGGTATGAGGTAGGAGTTAAACCTAAGAAACCGCAGCGTCCTTTGTATTTTGGAACAGATTTTCATAGGTTGTTAGAAGTTAGATCTGATCCACAAAAAGTGGAACAAGTCTATAAAGAAATAACGGATACATACTATGAAATACCGGCAAACTGGCAAAGCGATCTTGGGGAAAACTATTTGGATGACTTGTGGAGTATTTTCCAAGATTACAATGACGTATACAATAATGAAAAGCTACCAAGTGTAACCGAAAAAGAATTTGAAATACCTATCTTTGAACATAAAGGTGAGCCTTATTTATTTAAGGGCAAAATTGATGAACTGTACTTAAAAAAGAAAAATGGAAAAAAGACTATTAAAATAGGTGAGCATAAAACATTTTCTATTAAACCGTCCAATAGTGTATTGATTATGAATACTCAAAAATCATTATATGCAAAGGCGGTTAAATTTTTGTACGGGGTATTACCAGATTCAGTAATATGGGACTATATATGTAGTAAACCCGCCCCAGCTCCAGTATTTTTAGAAAAATCGGGTATGTTTTCAAAAACTAAGCTGAATAAAGCTACTCCTTTTTCTTATGTTAGGGCATGTAAACAGTATAACATTGAACCAGAAGCAGATATTGCAGCCGAGTTAATGGAGAATATACCTAACTACTTTTTTAGGGTTGAACAGGACTACCAACCTGAAATTGTAGACCATGTATGGAAAGGCTTTTTATATCAAGCAAAATTAATTGCCCGGTATGGAAAAACAAATAAGACAAAAAACATGGGTAGGGATTGTATTTGGTGCAGCTATTATAATATTTGCTACACCCAGATAACAGGAGGGAATATAAAATATCTGTTAGAACGTGAATATGAGATTCATAATAGAACAGATGTGGTAACAGAAGAAAGGAGAGTACAAAATGGGCATATTGGATAAAGTAGAAGAAATTGCAAACCTTGGTCAAAGAAAGTTTATTGTATTATGGGGAAAATCTAATACCGGAAAAACAGAGGTAGGTTCCACATGGCCTAAACCCATGTTGTATATGCAGGTAGGAGATGATGGAGCTAACACAATCCGTAAGAAAAAGGATATCATGGGTCTTCGGTGTGATACTGTACCAAGCTTAAAGGCAGGCTTAAAAGAATTGATAAATAAAAAAGGCGCAGGGTATAAGTCTATTTTTGTTGACACCTTTTCCATGATTACTAATATGTGGATTGATGAAAATGCCTTGCAAAAGAAAAAGAAAATGACCCAACAGAAGTGGGGTGATCTTAAAACCGATACAGAGGAATTAATTAGGATGTGTTGGGAATTAAGTGAATATTGTTGGGTGTTGGTATCCTGCCATGAGGCCATGGATTCTATTGACGGTATGGAGGATGAAATTCTACCTGATGCCCGTCCTATTGTAAGTAAAGGTGCAAGAACTTATTTAGAGGGTATGGCAAATTACGGGTTTCATACAACCCGATTAAGTAGAGAGGTGATTGAAAATGGAACTGAAAAAACTGTTGTTAAGTATGGTATGCATATTGGTCCCAATCCTTATTACTGGACTAAGTTACAAACAGATAAAGAAATTAAAGTACCTGCAACGATGATAAACCCATCTTATCTTAAACTAAAAAAATTAGGTATTTTTGGAGAAGATTAATATGAATACGTTTATACTATATGAAGCAAAAGGGTATAAGTATTTAAGGGATAGAAAAACAGGAGACAAAATTAATGTTGCTGTTGATACTGTAATTGCAAAGGGAATTGCAAGAGACAACCCTGGATTAATGGGTATTATTCATAGACAGCATCCAGAATTAATTGAGTGCGATGCCCTTCGGGTTTCCACATATAACATTTGATATTAGGAGGATTTTATTATGGCTAAGCGAGTAGTTAGTGTTGATATGACAGGTGTAGAAACCTTTTCTAAGGTTTCTGAGGGTATCCATACCGTAAGAGTAAAGGAGATTAATACCTCCACTACCCAGGCCGGTGATGACGCTTTGCAGGTTGTCTTTGAGGTTACTAAAGGCAATGATAAGGGCGGCCGACTGTTTGAGACTTTCACCCTGATTGATAAGGCCCTGTGGAAGTTTAAGGCTTTTCTCAAGGCTGTGGGCGCAAAGCATGAGGGCAAGATTAAGATTAATCTTGATAAGCTTATTGGCAAGATTTGCGACGTTGAGGTTTTCTGGAACGAGTATAACGGCCAAACCTATGCCAAGATTAGTGATTATTACCCCCTCGGCAAAACTTCCTATGACGATGATACCGAAGAGGAAGATGCAGATGACGATATGGATGAAGCCGAAGATGAAGAGGAAGAAGTTGAGCAGGTAAAGCCCAAAAAGAGAGGCAGACCCGCAAAAAAGGCTGCCAAAAAGTCCGAACCCGAAGAAGATGATGACGAGGAAGAAGAGGACGATGACTTTGACGACGATGAAGAGGATGAAGAAGAGGAAGTAAAGCCTGCTAAGCGTAGTAAAGCTGCAAAGGAAAAGAAAGTTGCTAAGTCTAAAAAGGCTGTAAAAGAGCCTGAACCGGAAGATGATGACGAGGATGAAGATGACGATTTTGATGACGATGACGACGATGAATGGGACGAAGATTAATTAAGGCCCATATAAAGGGGGGGGCGGGTGCTCCCCCTTTCTTTATAAGGAGGCTAATGTATGAAACGGTCCAGAATGGAACGAATATTAAACAATACAACCGAACGTGATCTACCCCATATATTCATACCATCGTATAATAGGCCGGATTTCGTGACGGGTAAGGTCATATTACCCAACTTTACAGACGAAGCTCTGGAGAGGGTTTATATTGTGGTTAGAGAAGAACAGTATAAGCAGTATAAAAGAGAAAACCGCAGCTTAATTAAGCGTGGCATGAATATGGTTTTTATACCACAGGGAGAAGTATCTGGCGTAGGCAGTACCCGGCAATTTATAATGGATTATGCCATAGAAAATCGGCTACCCTGCATTATGGATATGGATGACGATATAAGATACTTACAGTTTTTGTATAGCGGCAGGACTTCTTCTGGTGAAAAATGCTCTAAGCATACTGGTATTAAAGACTGGAAAATAGACCCTTTAATACCCCAAAAGGTGCTGCAACTTACAGGAAAGATAGCCCGTGAAGTATTTAGAAAGCATCCAGAGGTATTGCTTGGCAATATAAGAAAGCAGAGATTTTCAAACCATAGTGAAAATAGTAATATACGATACCAGATAAATAAAGGCCCAACCCCAAGACAAACAAAGATACTCAATATGAAGGGTATTAAGCGGGCCGGTATACGTATGCCAGATGCCTTTAATTTGCATGGGGATGATATAGGTTTTGCGGCAGAGGTATTACAAAACGGGTATAGCTGCTTTAATATACCTTGCCTATGCTATGACTATGTGGACGAGAAAAAGAATTCGGTTGTAAGAGACCCACATAACCCAGATAAAAATAGGCACCTGCATAAACTGGAATATGATGGGTTGATGCAGATGGAAATAAAGGACTACTTAAGAGAATCCTTTAAGTTTCCAGATGGGCAGTATATGTTTGGTGATATAAATTGGAGGGCGTACCATAAGTTGCATGGTACAAGATACTATATCAAGCACTGGAAAACAAAACGTAAATGAGGTATTACTATGCTTATTGTATTGGAAGGCTGCGACGGTTCCGGTAAAACAACCCTGGCTAAGATGCTGGCTACTCTATTTGATGCAAGCATCGTGCATTGCACAACCAAAACCCCTAATGACTATGAATACTTTCGTCGGATAATTGAAAGCTCCAAAACGAAAAATATTATAGCTGATCGGTTTTGCTATGGGCAGTTTGTATACCAAACGGAGGAAGAAAGAAAGCTGGATTTGCCTATGCTGTATAAGTTAGAGGCCAGTATGCTTTCTGTAAATGCAAAGGTTATTTACATGGACACCTCTGCTGAGTATGCATATTACAAGCTACAAAATAGGGGTGATACCCAGCAAACTTGTGAGGAATTAAAAGAGCATATAAAAGGTTTTAATAAAATCTTTGAACTGTCCTCTTTGCAGGTATATAGATATAAAGTTTTAACAGGGGGTATTGAGGTATGAGCTATTACCTTAATGTAGATAATATAGACAACGCCTGGGAAGTCCTTATGGCAGAGCTATATAGCCAAAAAGAGGATTTTTGTCTTGACAGCAGGGATGGGGTTGTGGTGGGTGAATTGCTTAACGCCTGCATTACAATAAAAGACCCCACCCGCTGCATCCTTAAATCCCGTAAAAGAAAAATGCCCACCCGCTATGCCATTGGTGAGTTATTATGGTATCTGTCTGGCAGCAATAAGGTGGATGATATTGGGGTATATTCCAAAGTATGGAAAAACCTAACTGATAATGGGGAAACAGTCAATTCAGCTTATGGGTATAGGATTTTTGAAAAGTACGGATTTAACCAGATGGACTACGTATACAAAGTCCTTAAAGAACACCCAGACAGCCGACAAGCCGTTATCCATATTAAGGATGCAATTAATTACCTTGATTATCCTACAAAAGATGTACCTTGCACTATTGCGCTGCAATACTTTATCAGGGATGGTAAGCTGCATACCACAACTTATATGCGGTCGAATGATATCTGGACTGGGTTTCCCTATGATGTATTTTCCTTTACTGCATTTCAAACTATGCTTGCCTTTAAGCTTAATGTCGGTATTGGAGAATATACTCACATAGCAGGTAGCTTACATCTATATGAAAGAGATGCTATCTCCTATACGAAAAACTTAGAGGAGATTACAAATAATGAATCAGAAAAAGCTACTGTTAAAAGTGATTGACGATGTAAAAGGTTCAAATAAAGAAAAGTGGGTTCATTTTTGCTATGTACCGGAAGAAGTATATACCCGGTTCTTTAAGCGCAAAAGGAAGGAACTATTCAACAAGGACTTGGAAAGATGGGCCAAGGAAGATTTTAATATAAGTCTATCTATGAAGTTATTCTCTCATAGGGATATCCTATTGGCCTATATCATAGTGCTATACAAAAGAAAGTATAGTGAGCTATTCTATACTGACTGGGATAATGGAATAAAAAGCTCAAAATGGCTTAATCTTTGGGTTAGTAAGCACATGATGAAAGAAGTTGACAGTGCATTGATAGGAGAAAACCATGAATAAAAAGGATTTTATTGCTTATAGACATGCAGCTAAGTTACCACCTATTGTTGCATTCGATTTTGATGGAACAATAACCTTGCAAGATGAATACCCCAATATTGGAAAGCCTAATATAGAGGTCATAAAAACAATTCGTGATTTGCAATTAAATGGCGTAAAGGTTATACTATGGACATGCCGTGATGGCGCAGCGTTAGAAGAAGCTATTACTTTTTGTTTGGCCTATGGCATTAAGTTTGATGCCGTAAATGAAAATTTACCTCTTATACAGGAATACTTTGGCAGGGATACCAGAAAAATTTATGCAGATTTGTATATTGATGATAAGACAATACCTCATGTTATGTCACCCAGATTTTGGGCACATCGGTTAGGACTTAAGTTTAACTTGAAAGAGGGCATTCATCGTGCCGATTGAAAAAAGTATAACTAATAATATCATAAAATCCATAAATAGTATGCCTTTTGCAATTTCTGAAAAAATAAAAGGAGATGCTACATCAAGTGGAAGGGCGGATATAAATGCCTGTTATAACTCAAGATCAATTAGAATAGAGGTAAAAACCCCAGACCATAAAAATAAGGCAAGTAAGAAGCAAGAGCATAATTTAAGAAAATGGCTTTATGCAGGCTCTATTGTAATGGTAGTATATAGTGAAGAATCTTTCATTTATTTTATGGGTAAGATAAAAAATGGTTTATTAGGTAAATATACATATACAGAGAATAATGGGTGTATATCATGGATGGAAATTCCAAATATATAATTAAAAATCACTTAAAATATAAAGTAAACCCATGGGGCCATCAAATTTTAGGTACTGAATATTTATACAACCATAACTTTGCTGGGTTATTTACAGACCCTGGTACAGGTAAAACAAAAATGACAATAGATGCTATTATAAATCGTGGGTTCAAAGTTGTTTTAATTATATGTACCGCTGCCGGGGCCAAATATGTATGGCCTAAAGAAATAGTAAAGTATAGCTATACCCTGCCAGAAGACATCGTACAGCTATGTGAAGTGTCTACCCATAAAAAGGTACTACTTATGCAAAAAAGCCTTGAGAGCGCAAAAAAGAATAATAAACAAGGCCCTTTATGGGTATTGGTAAACTATGAGGGCGTATGGCGGACAGAATTTGCAAAATTTCTACTTAAAAAGACAACTAAATTGGATTGTATTGTATGTGATGAAAGTCATCGTATTAAATCGCCGGGTAGTAAATGCAGTAGATTTTTAGCACAGCTTAGTAAAAAGACCCCGGTTCGTTGGGTTTTAACTGGTACTCCATTTGCAGAAAATCCAATGGACATATATGCACAGTATAGATTTTTAGACCCTACAATATTTGGTACAAGGTTTGCAGATTTTAAGTCTAAATATCAAAACTTAGATGTACACTTATCAGCAGCAGTTGGATTTCCGGTATTAGATAAGAAAAACCCCTATAAAAATTTGGATGATCTAAAGAAAAAAGCCTATTCCATTGCTTTTCGTATACCATCAACCGTTAAATTACCCTCAGTAAATGAAAGAATAGTAGACTTTGACCTGAATAAAAAAGCTACAAATCTATATAATACTATGGTAAAAGAAGGTTTAATAGCCAATAGCAAGTATTATTGTGAAGCTGAAAACGCTTTAACAAGTCAGATAAGAAGAAAGCAAATTACAAGCGGATTTATTAGCGCGGTAAATTATGAGACAAAGCAAAAAAAGTTATTTAAGATAGGGGATGAAAGAAAAGAAGCTCTAAAAGGTATTCTTGAAAGTTTACCCTATAATGAGCCTGTTGTTATTTTTGCTCAGTATAGGTATGACTTAAAACAAATACGAAAAGTAGCAAAAGAAATTGGAAGAAAGTATAGTGAGCTGTCTGGTGCAGAGGACACAGAACAAGAATGGCAAGAAGGAAATTCCACTATACTTGGTGTACAATTTTCTAAAGGTTCAGAATCCGTAAATTTAACCCGCGCTCATTACCAGATATATTATAATATGACTAATAAGCTCGTATTATATGAACAAAGTCTAAAGAGAGTACATAGACCAGGGCAAACAAAACCCGTATACTATTATTACATAGTCGCACATTTAAGTAGCGGTAAGCCTTGTATAGATTCGTTAGTCATGGAAGCTATACAAAAGAAACAAGATATTGTACAGTATGTAATGGAAAAGGAGGGCACTATATAACATGGCAATTCCAAGTAGATTTCATAAAGGGGATAAAGTGTATGCACCCAGGTATCTTATATTTCCTGAAAGGCTTAATGCAAGATCACGATACCGATATGCCCATGCTGTAATCTTGGCAACTGGACATAAGAAAAATAAAAGACAAACCCCTATTGTAAAAGTACAATTTGATGATGGTCTAATAAAAGTTTGTTTATCTTGTGATTGTGATAGAGCATAATAAAAGGAAGGGCTAACCCTTCCTTTTATTGCATTCTCCATGATATGTAATATTGTTTAGACCCCGATAAACCGCCTACGATTTCATTATAAATACTGGGCTTTTTATACATTAAAGATAATGCTTTTTTATACCGAGATTTAGAAGTAAAATAAAGACTGTATCTTTTCATTTTCTTTTTCTCCTTTCTACCCTGCCCGTTTCGGTTATTTTCAGGAGATAGTTCGATATCTCTGATAGTTAGCTATTTCCTGCTTAATGATATGCCCATTATCATCCCATTCTTTTATAATATCAAATTCCTCAGTCCAAATCAAAGATACATTTTTAATACGCTTATATTCTTTCATACCTCTATCCTTTCTACCTTCGTAACCTCCGGGGTGGGTTTTCGTTAGACGGGAACATTAAGGCAGATGTACCAGCAATCATCATAATTTTCGACTTCCCAGAAATAACCGCCCTTGCAGTATACGCTTTTTCCGCCCTCAAAATAGGTTTCTTTGTCAGAAAAATACCCGTTCTCGCAGCTTTCCAGAATACCGTCCTGCCAGCCGTTAAATTCGGGGTAATCAGTCAGAGACTTAAAGAATCTTCTAATCGCTGTTTTCCAGCTTTTACACTCGGTCATAAGGTCGGCGCAGAGGTTGTTGCAGTGGTCTTTTTTGACGATGGCCGTTACTTCGTACTCACCAGCAACCCCGGATTCTTCAAAATCATCAAAGTTATCAAAATAAAAAGTCTTCATAGTCTTTTCCTTTCCGGCCTTTGATCTGTCCTGTTCTTTACTGTGACTATATAATACCATATCAGTTTGAATAATGCAATAGAATTCCAATTAAATTATATACAAATTATTGAGGCTTTATTTGTTCAATATTTTATTGAAATTTTATTGTATTTTATAATAAATTGTGCTAGTATATAGTCACAGTAAAAACACGGAAACACAATAGGTCACAGGCCGGGAGGTAAACATGACACGGAGAAGAGGTTATCCTTGAGGATGTGTTTTACTGGGAAGACGAAAAAGGAAAAAACAAGAGAACAGGGTATCAACTATATTACCCATCAAGAAATGAAACAGTTTTCACCGATCTGTCAGGGATGAAACGCATTGCGCGCCAAACTGTTTTGCCCCGATGACATATCCCCGCCCCGGAGGACTATAAAGAAGCTGATTAAAAGTAATAAATCGTGACTCCTAATAACAAAATAAAGCCCTCCATTAAGGAGGGCTTTATTGCATTAGTGACCTGCAATATATTTCTTATACCTGGATAGTTTTTCGGGTTGGGCATCCTTATCATCAAGAAAGGCTTTTGCCATAGCTGCATAAAATTCAGTAGTTCCACAGTTATTTCTTTTTGCTACTTTACAATAGTCAGAATACATCATATTTATAGCAACAAAGAAATCAACTTCGTCTCCGCTGTATCCTTGTTGGTCCATAATCTGCTTAGCCTGTTCCATTGTATAATGGGGACCCGTAGAACCATCTGCATTTTTCATATTATTCACCCATTGCATTGCCTCAAACTGTGACAAAGGCTTTATATCCATATCTGCATCTTCCATTTCCTTATGATGCTTTATATACTGGGTGTGCTTAGGTTGATAAGACCGGTCCATGGTATCTTGATCTGGGTCAGCAAATCCTATTTTAGTTTTATGGTGCATCTCTGCGCCACCGGTATACACAGGGGGTACATGAGGCGGATAGTAGGGCCACGCTCTATCTTCCGGCTCTCTATCCCAGTATACAGTACCTTCAATGGACCAAGGCATTTCTTTACCCATAGGGTATACCGGCGTGCGAGTGCCATCCCTATCAACATTAAAGGAGCCACTACGCTCCATTTTAGGGGTCCACGGCTGTCCATAGTCATTTTCATACAGATCATAGGGGTTCATGCCCATATATTCCATAAATGTACTGTCCTTGCGCCGCCGACGAGCCATCATAGAAAGTTTAGCATTCTTATTCATTATATAACCCTCCTTATTCGGCCAGGCTGGCAGGGGTTGCAGGTGCTGTACCATTTATAGACCGTAGGTTATTGTTAGGGGCACAACAAGTATTTCCCATTAACCGGAAAGACCCTCCTGTTGGAGTAGTCACAACGCAAGTGCTATATTTAGTTCTTGTACGAATACCACATGCAGTTACTTGAGCGCAGTTTCTTTTAGTGAGAGGGTATTGCTGTGTCCCTGTACCTATTGTAATAACAACAGGAGCGTTTATAGTTGTAGTAGCAGGAATACTTTGTGCAACAACTATACAATATTTTTCACAATTACTATAAGACCCGGCAGGGAGGTTTATAATAAGTGTTCCATCTGTAAAAGTAACGGCTTGAGAAATTACCAAACGATCACATAATTTACAAACATTTTTACAAGACATTGTTAATCCTCCTAATCAATATGGGGGCGAAACTTCGCCCCCCATAGATATTTAATCAGCCTCTAATTGGGCGAGTTTATCAAGGATTTTTTGTTGACCCTCTAACAATCGTTTTAGATATCTTGTATCTTGTTGTTTTAACTCATAAAAGATATCATCCGTTGTAGATTGATTTCTTGTTTCAGATAATACCATTAGTTGCAGTGAAAAAGAGATTATAGATATTAAGTCAAGAAATTCAAAATTACCTTGATTATTTGTGTTCATTGATTAGCACCCACACCCGCAGTTATTATAAGGATAGGGTGCGGGAACCTGGAAAGCAGGAACCGGCATAGGATTAATCCGACGGATTAATTCAGCAGTTTGTGCTTCCTGGTTAGCAGTAATAAAGGCATTCTGTGCGCTCTGAGAAGCCTGGAACTTGAGGCCCTGGTTCTCAAGCTGCAATGCGGCAATCTTTTCTTGCTGACGTGCATTTTCCATGGAATCCAGTTTAGCAATAACACGGTCAGTATCATTATGGCTGGACTGAATAATATTATTGGTATTCGTTGCCATATTGTATCCAACGTCACAGAAGCCACGCTCAATCTGACGCTGGGTGTCACAGCAGCAAGAAGAAATCTGGTTTTGAATCCCATTAAACCCTTGTAGAGTAGTGAAATTCACATTGTCAATGGCTCTTTGCGTATCGTAGCAGCATTGTGCCATCTGGGAACCCAAGGTATTAAACCCTTGTTGGGTCTGATAGCCCAGATTACAAATGGCGTTATCCACACCGTGGAAACCATTCATCAGGCTCGAATTCATAGAGTAAAAACCATCGCACAATCCTTGCTGAATACCACGGACTGCATTATCAAGGTTATTAAAGTTGAATTCGCTGCACAGATCACCGCGAGTTAGAGCACCCTGACCGGCAGGAGAATTTATTCCATCTCCATAACCTCCAGAGTTACCACCCCAACCGCCGCCAAACAGACCGCCACGGCCACCGAATATCAGGGCAATAATCAGAAATGCGAAAATCCAGGAGCCATCACCGCCCCACATACCGGAACCACCATCACGACAGGAAGAACCACTGTCTTGCCCCAGTGCGTAACCCATTCCAAAATCATCCATAATACAATTCTCCTTTTTAGTGTTTATATAAACTTGACTGCGCGCACCAAGTCCATACCATATTATTTGGGAAGTGTTATTCCCATAGATTTAGCAAACTGCTCCATATCAACACCTCTTTCTTTGAACATTTTCTCAGCGGTGCTTTTCATAGAAGCAGGGTCCTTGCTATTTATAACCCTCATTACTTGATTAAATTGAGGATTACTCCCCATTATTTGTTGCAACATCTGCATAGGGTTCTTTCCATTCTGTGCCATTTGCATAGCAGCCATAAATGGATTCATATTAGGCATTGGATTATTCATTGTTCATTCTCCTTAACAGGAACTATACTTTTTTGTTGTGCGTCTTTAATACCTAACTCTTTTTTAATATTCTCTATTTCGGAATAAATATTTTTTATATCCGGTTTAGGGTCATACATTGGGGTAACAGGATTTTGTTCCTGTGGTGCAGTTATTACTTGTTGGGTTCCTTCTATTTGTGGCTGTTGAGTATTAGGGTTTATAACTTGGTATACCCTGAAAATACTTTCTTTTAGTCCAGCATCGTATACTTTGGTATATATTCTACCGTGGTATAAATCGGTTAAAATAAGCATATCACCGGAAAAGTCTGTGGGTATTGCTTTTGCTTCATCGTATGAGCCCACAGAAAACACTCTGACGCCATTTTGTGCGTTAGAAGGGTAGTTATACCCCTGTCCTGTTTGCATGCTTTGGGGAGAAGCCTGTGCTATTGATTGTGCAGGGATTTGACTTTGCATCATACCATAATTACCATAGTTATTTTGGTTATACCCTGTTCCATATCCAGGGCTATACCCATTCATAAAGCTGTTATACATTGTAATTATTTTCTCCTTTTTAATTCACTATTTTTGCGCTTTGTTATTAAATAGCACAGGAATTCATATTTCCCTTGGGCTTCATAGTCTTTTATAATTTGCATAGCTTTCTTTTTAGTGTAACCATATTCCCACCTAAGTTCTTTGCAAACCGTATCTATTGAAAATATCATTCTATACCACCTACCGATTATAGATACACTACACAATAAAAAGACCCATCTGTTGTTTACAGAATAGGTCCTTAAAGTGTACTAAATGTACATGAAAAGTTATATAAATAAAAATACCACCTATAAAATAGGTGGTATCTTATACTACAATAGCTTATTAAGTTTCTTTAATATCTTTCTATGTTTTGCTTTTATTGATGCTTCACTATAACCTAATGTATCACCAATAAAACGAAAATCCTTTTTCTGAATATAGTGTAATCGCATTAGCTCTTTTTCTTCATCGCTAATCATTGACTTATTCAATAAGGCTTCAAATGTTTCAACAAGTGGAATATCTTTTAATGTATTACGGGTTTTTATGTGGCTTGTCAATTTAATGCCACCTCCCGTTATTTTTTGCCCAAAAACCGTCCACAAGAGGGACACTTTTTAGGGCTTGGACTTTTACGTTTTCTTGTTCTTGTGTACTTAATTGTTTGTTTTGCTGCCATGTCTTATCCCTCCTTTCCCTCATTGTGAATTGCGCTATCTTTGTATTGATTGCCTGATACGTTGTTAATATCGGAATCATTACCAGATACCTCTTGTGTAATTTCTTTTGTCTCTGTATACTCCCACTGACTTTCATACCAAAGAAACCCTCCTACAATGGCAAGATTTACAAGTATGCTAACAATGAGAGCAATAAACATTCTCTTATTAGTTTCTCTCTGTTGCTTTAATAGATTTATAATAACCTTATTTAATGCAAGACTTTGGTTTAGTGCCTCTCCTTCATTCTCCATTTCTTCAATATAATTTTCGTTCACATTATACCCTCCTTTGTTTTAAGGTAGTTTATAAGTTCATGTATTGCATTTTGTACGTTATCACTTGTTTCACATCTATTGCGGAGTTCATCAAAACGAGAAAATAAAGTTTTTATTTGTTCCTCATGGGCTTTTATAACCGATATGGCAGAATTCTGGGTTTTTGACGTTTCTTCAAGTTTCCGGTCTATTCTATTAATTCCTTCGAGTGCTTGTTCAATTTTTGTTTCCATTGAACCGCTTTTCCTTGCATTGTCCATTCGTCCCATAACAAAGGAACAAATACCAATAACACATGTTATTACACCGGCTAAAAGAGTTATAGCAGCGGGGTTCATTACAACAACCCTTTCCTACCCAGTACCGCAATCACTTCATCCCGTTTCATGGGTCTCTCCGGGCTAGTACCATCTACGATACCATTTGCCGTAGCCTTTGCCCAATGACCTTCTTCCTTGCTCCAGCTGGGTTCCTGGATGGTCTTGGCGTGGAGCTCTGCTTTCTGCATGAGCTGGTAAGCCTGTTTGTTAGTCATTTCAGAGATTAATTTTGCAATATCCACGGATTCATCCTCTCCTTTTAGCCTCCGATTGACTTCGGCGGCAATCTCTCCGTGCCGATTGTACAGGTAGTCTCCTGGGCACGCTTTGGCGGCGAACCACCGGTGAACCGTCATATTCTGTTTGCCCACCTGGCCTATCAGGGATTTATTCCCTTTCCATAGCAGTTCTTTGATATTGTTTCTCCGGCAGATATCCGTCAATAGGTCCAGCAATGCAGAATAGGCTTTTCCTGATACCGGCCAATCCGGTGCCCCACCGTTGTTGGCTACCTCAATGGTAATGGCCCGGTGATCGTTGGAGGCGCTGGAAGTACACCAGGACCGGTTGGCCTCCTCCACATACAGGGCAATCCGTCCGTCGCTTCCAATCCCATAATTGCTGCTGGCTTTACGAGACGGGTCAGCAAACAATGCCCCGCAAGTCTCTACGCTGGCATTGCCTGCCATGCAGTGAACGGAAACGGTGTCGATTACGTGGTTGCGCCGCCCGGAATGGTTGGGGGATAATTTGGTGTAGGTCACAAGAGGGCTGTTACTCATCTTTATCTTCCCCTTTTCCGTTGGTCATCTCGTCCAGCATAGATTCTGGAATATCATCTTCTGGATGTACAACAGACAGAGGAGCATTCTTTTCTTCCATAGGAATCCCCCTTTTACTTAAAAAGGTCTGCCAGTGTCTTTGTCTTAGACTTCATGTAGGAACGCTGAATATCATTCCATTCGTCCATTTCCTTTTCCCAGCCGGTCCAGCCCTGCTGCTGCGCATACATGCGGGAGGCAATGTCTACGTCCACGCCCTCCTTCTCGCTGATTGCCTTGATTGCCATGCGATTCTGATAAAAACGATTTGCCATAATAATTCTCCTTCTTTGTTTTTAGTTTTTGTTTGCGGTTTCTTTCTCAACCTCTGGTAGTCCTGCTACACTCGTTAGCAAAGAAACCCCGGTTGCAAGAACTGATGCAGATAATACCATAGGCCAATTAACCTCTGATATAGCGACAGCAGCACCTATACAGCCGATTGCAGTTTGTGCAAAGGTTTTAATCGCACGTCGGATAGCAGCTTTCCACCAAACTTTAGTTTTTTCAGACACAACTTTCACCTTCTTTATTGTAGCACATATTGAGAGGTTTATAAATACCAGAATTTAATTTATTCCAAATCCTGACTTATTGCCTAAATATTCCCACCCAGCAGGGTACTCACTTGGAGCATATACATTTGCAGTTTCTAAAGTTGATCTATATACCCCGTCTTTTTCTATGCAACAGTCTCCTTTGTAATAAGGGCTTTCTGCACTCTTAACATAAGGTTTTGCTTTCTTTGGGTTAGTAGACCAATAAAACCCCCATTGAGCGGGAAGCTCCTCTGGTTCTTGCGGATATGTCAAACTGTCATAAGGCTGCAATAGCCTAACCGCATTACCCTTAGCAGAAAAGCAAGTATATCCTACATTAAAATTTAAGTATTGCTTTGTATTATCAAATCTTGGAAGGTATTCTTCCTGCTCTATAATATCTGTTGCTTCCATATCTGGTATATTACTTTGCAACTCTTGTGCAATCTTAAACCCAATTTGTTTTAGGGTATTAACTACAAAATCTTTATTATTCATGTTAGTCTACCCTTTCATAAGTTTCATAGAAAATACTGGGTTTACATGCGTAGAGCTCACCATGTATTCCACGTATAATAAAATCATTCATACGGGCCCTCATGTCACCCTCCGGCGTCTTTATACGCAAAGTATTATTTTCTACATGTATTATACCACAAGTAATTGCATTTGTAAACCACTTTGGAGGGTTTTTTCGCACAATTTTTATCGGCTGGAAAGCATCTACAATAATGGGTCGTTTTTTGTACCTCATACTTCATTTACTCCTTCCTTAATAGCATTAGTCAATTCTTCCCAAGTTATTGACGGTTCCTGTGGATTAATAGGGATTTCGTTTGGTTTTTGTCTTTTTGTTATTATACCCCCAGAATTTACAAATTTCTCCTTGCTAACTTCTTCTGAATATGGTATACTTTTAGGAATATCCGAAGATAAATAGCCAACAATGTTATTTTGTTGATTTCGTATTATATAATAGTACATAGTTTCACCTTATTTAACTTTAATATAATCAATAACTCTTAAATTAGGTACATTAAACATATTATTAACTCTTTCTCTTAAATCACCGTAATAATTACTATTATTTGATTCATGCCAGTAGGTCATATCAGTTCTTTCACTCGACCCTTTTACTTTATATGTAGTGCTCATTAGTCC